TAACTGTCCTTTAAATTAGCTTTAAATCTAGTTTGAACCGTGGTTATAAGTGCCGTTATATCGCACTTTATTGTTGTATAAGAATGCCACTGATTTATAATCAAGCACGGCTAGCGTGCATCGTGCTGGGGTGAAATTACGCAACACTTTGCGCAAGTGCGCCGCTTGTTCGTTTGAGATTGGCTGATTGAGTCTGATAGCGTAATAAGCCCATTTATCACTTAACGGTATGGTCTGAACAAACTTGTGATTATAAGTCCGCGCTTTTAACCCCTCGTCAATCTCAATCTCGCCAAATCCTAACCGCCGGCAGACTTCGCGAATTGACCACGGCGTTCCTTTATATCGATGGAGTTCAATCGCTATGCGAATTAAGCTCCGTTTAGAGCTATCGCTATCTGCGATAAACGCCCCGTCATAACCCGTCACGCTCCATTTTTCTGCAAGCAAAGAGATAAAACTATCATCAATTAACTCGACCAACGTTGTCATCACCTTGCTATTGTCAAGCTTATTCATGCCAAGGCTTAGGTCAGCCAACGTTTTATATTTAGCCTCTCGCTCAATAACATCAGCATACGTTAAATTAGCCATTAGAGCGCTCCGGAGCTGCATTGATATTGATTGCAGTGCAATTTGCCCATTCTGTTTCACCCACTACAATTTTTGCCGGTGCAGTTAAATTAACGTCATACACGCCTTCAACGCGCAGTGCGCTAATAATTGCCGATGGCACAACATCAACCCCAAGTTTTTTCGTTTTGTCTGATAGGTAAAGCTGTAACGCATCGCGCGCCTTGGACTTAACCACGTCTTCACGATAGCCTTCGAGCAATGTTAATGTCGCGGTGATTTGATAATCTCGCTTAGTTGGTGCAATAACCTCCACCGTATCGCATAATGGCCGACGGCGTTCAGGCCCGACATATTGCTTCACATCATTTAAAAGACGGCTGTCAGGCAATCCTGTTTTGGTTAAAACCGTAATTCGGACAAGCCCACCACGTGGAGTCGATACATTGACATCGGCAATATCTTGTGAGACGGCGCGGGTGTGATAATCGTACGCGGCGATTGAACCACAACTGGTAAACGCTTCCGGCGCGGCAAGAATTCGAGCTCGGTATGAGTCATCTTCTTCGCGCAATAAACCACCACTTGGCACATCAATATTAGTGACAGCTATTTCGCCAGCGAAGTTGATTTCACTTTTAAGCGTTTTTATTCGGCCACGCTCCCAACCGTTACCCACCGTGCCTGGCTTGTTACAAGCAGCCTCGATTTCCACATAAGAAATAAGCGGGGTGATCACATCATCATTTAACGTGACAAATTCAATGTCATCGGTGACCGAAACACGCGTGCCTTTTGGAATAACTACAGACGGATGTTCGCCGTTAATGCTAAAACGCAAAATAGTGCGCGCTGGGCGCTCGAGTAATCTATAACTGCCAAACGTTTCACCGCATAAATCCAACGCAAGACCGGTGGCAAATTGCGGGAATGTCTGACGAAACGCTTCATTGATGCCTTGTCTCGCCAGGCTTTCGCGCATGGCATAAACATTAATCAGTAAACGCTCAATGTGCGCCGGCTGTAAGATTTTCCCGGTGCGTTTTTCATACTGAGAAATCGCTTCGCTTAAAATGCCTTCAACATTGTCGTCTACGACTTTCACTTCATTTCTATTCATCCGGTAATCCTCGTGGCGTAAATTTCACGATGCACGTCTTCTGTAAGCGACCAAAAAATTAAAAATTCAAAGTGCGGGGCAGCCCCTTCTACATTGACCGAGTCAACATTAATTCTTTTCTCCCAGCGCTGAAGTGCTAACGTAACCTCGCGCACGATGTTTGGAATTGCAATATCTTCCGGCTGGTCGATATATTGAAAGTGATCACTGCCAAATTCAGGTCGCAACACATCCGTCCCTTTCATTGTTGAAAGGATGTGGCCAATACATTGATGGATGTCATCAATACCTTGCACAACTTGATTTTCAATGTTAGGTGCAAGCTGCCAGTGTGTTGTGATAAGGGTGCTTTGTGTGTTCATAGCCTTGATGATACAAGGCTATGGCGAAGAGTGCTTTTAAAGCGATTTAAAGAAGTGGACTATTCCGGCAAGCCTGTTTTACCGCCAGAGTCGCCTGGGTGTTTGTGAGAGCCAAGCTCAATAGAGCCTTGTTTAACTTTTGGCGCAGATACTTCAGTGCCGGACGTAATTTTCCCAGACACGGCTAGTTTACCAGTAATTGACGTATCAGCATTGATTATTACACCTCCGCCCGCTGTTACGGTAACGCTTCCGCTTGTATTGATATTAATCTCGCCTGTCTTTCGATTATGCGAAATCACCGTGCCATTTGTGAATTTTTTCACCCACATGTTGCTATCATTCGCTGGCGTGGTGTCTTTCTCGTTGTAAATTGCCCCCAACACACAGCCACCTTCCCCGCGCGCATCAAGTAACAATGCCACCAATTCGCCCAAATCCGGCAGACAATAAAACTGATTGCCGCCAGCATTAGGCGTTAAATAAGACAACCAGGCTGTTTCTAAATCTTCAAGCGCGGGAATTTTGCACCGCACTTTATGGTTCGCGGCATCAACTGCTGAAATAATGCCTTCTTGATAAGTTGCCCCAAAGTCATGCGTTTTCATTTATTCCCCCGCTTGATTTTCCGCTAGTGCGCCTGTGCTAAGCAAATCATCCGGGATAAACTCTAGCATGCGCACATCAATACTTGTGGTATAGCCACCACCACGGGCAATACTATGCCGGGATGATTTTATTAAATATTTCCCACTAAAAATGCCAAGGTTGCGCAGTAATATTGTGCTGCCGGCC